GAGTCGGAGATTTTTATTTTAACTCATCTGGAAACATGTTTGTAAGACAATCATAATATAATGAAAAGTTTTTTAGAACACACTACTCAAATAGAAGAACTCAATATACGAGGTCTGATTCAACGAGGACTAAAGAAAGTTAAATCTATCTTTAAAAAAGTATTCTCTAAGATTCAGTTTGGTCAAAGAGTTCGTATTCCTGTCACTCTACCTAAGACAGTGTCAGAAGGTGTAGATGCTAAGTCATTGCTGGGATACTTTTCAGAGATCGTGACAGCAGTTGAATTAGCAAAGAACATAGAGAACTCGCCAGCATCTTTAGGCATGAGAACTAAACTAGGTGCATTAGAAAAGCAACAGAAAGACAATGAAGCAGAACTCAAACGAGAACTAAATGCTAAAGATGCCAAAGATATCAAAAGACAAAAGGCAGCAGGTAAAGCAATGGCTGATGCTATCTTTGCTGATGTACAAACAGCATTAGATTACAAATTCTTAGAGTTTGAAATAGAATTAACAGGTGACAGTGGTAAAGGAACAACTAAAGCAGATTTGGTGATCACAGTCACTAAGAAGAATGAGAAACAAGTTGTAGACGAGATACACGCATCTCTAAAGTCATATAAAACCAGCAACATCAATTTGGCAAATTCAACTTACATATCGTTCTTAAAAACTTTGTTCTATGATACAGGTAAAGCAGCACGCAGTACACCAGATTTTATAGAACAATTTGCGAAAGACTTTGGTTCTCGTTCACAGATACAGCAACTAACTGACTTGCAAAACATCATACCTAATTACATGAAACAAGGTAAGAGTAAAGAAGAAGCAAGAGCAGTAGCAAAAGCATCACATCGATCAGTTATTAAACTCATAGTTGAAATCTTTGATACATACTATATGAGTCATAAGAAAGAGATCAACAATAGAATGCTTTTCTTACTTGGGTTAGATGGAAGTGATGACTTCTATGCTGCGATAGGTAAAGACGACAAGAAACAAACAGTCATTAGTTCAAGGACTAGTGCAAAGATGAAAGAATTGATTAATAATGTAAAGGGAGACTTCTTGCTTACAGTTAAGCACAACGAAGGAACTAATAATGCGAATATTATATTTTTATCACCAGACGGAAGTCCCTTCTTTTCTGGTAACTTAACATTCACCGACACAGGTGGAGAGAGTGCGCAGGGTAAGTCCAATGCATTTTTTAATTTCAAAGGATTTGAAGATTGAAAACATTTTTAGAACATAAACAAGAACTAGAAGAAGCATTTATCGTTATGACTAGAGTCAATGGTGACATGTGGAAAATAGTTAAAGGTGTGCCAGATAAAAAAGAAGCACAACAAGCAAAGAAATCAATATGGGTTAAATCTGGCAACATGAAAGATAAAGCAATTGTGCCTAATTCAGTTGCTAAGAAAAACAAATGGAAGATGAATGGCATCGTCCAATGGAATGGTAAAGGAGCAGTTTAGTGAAAACTTTTAAGGAACATCGGTGCGAATGTGATCATGACTTTTCTGGTAAACCAGAGTTTGCTCTATACGAAGGCAGAGCAGTTCCTTTAGAAAGACCCATGATCGAAGCAAAGGTTGATGGGAAAGATGTGGAACTAAACAAACCCAAAGCAGGTGGACCAAAGAAATACTATGTGTATGTAAAAGACCCATCTACAGGCAACATTAAAAAAGTCACATGGGGCGATACAACAGGTCTTAAAGTTAAGTTGAATGACCCAGCAGCAAGAAAATCATTCGCAGCAAGACATAAATGTGCACAGCAAAAAGACAAAACAAGTGCTGCATATTGGGCATGTAACTTACCAAGATATGCTGGGCAGTTAGGATTGAGTGGTGGCGGAAACTTCTATTGGTAAACCTTACACTGATGATGGAGATATCCGAAAGATTATTGAAGATATTGAAGTTAATGAGTATGAATGGCATAGAGATGCTGAAGATAGAAGAATTGAAGTCATTGAAGGAGAGGGTTGGCAACTACAATACAATGGAGAGTTGCCAGTTGAATTGATAATAGGTGATGAGTATGATATACCAAAAAATATGTATCACCGAGTTATTCCTGGAAAGGGCGATTTATTAGTAAAAATCCAGAAACAGGAATAAAAAATATATAAATAATATGAAAGCGAGAGACTACTATGGCAAATTATAGACAATCTTGGAAAGACCAACTTGATAGTGTCAGAGGGCAAATGGCTCCTGTGCTCGAAGAAAATGCACAGAAGCAAGAAGCATTTGCTGAAATTGATGCACTATTAGAAGAAGTCACAACGGAAGTAGATCTTCAGGAAAGAGTACAGCAACTGATAGAAAATCCTGAGCAACTCGCATTAGATTATCTCAAACTTAAAAAACGAATTAGTCAATTTGAAGTCACAGAAGGAACCATGGCATTTGGTATCTTTGATCACAATCCACGAATTAGAGGGAATGCAATCAAAGGGTTTCAAAAGTTAATGAAGAGTGTTCCAGGCAACACCAAAGTAGGTTCGCCAAAAGGAGTTAAATTGATCAGGGATTTAGAAATGAAATACTTATCTGATGATGAATTAGCAGATGATTTCATGAGACCCGAAAACAAAAACAAAACTGTTAGAGATATCTTCAACAAACATGCGAAGAGACTTAACTTAAATCTAGTAAAATAGGAAGAACAATGGAATACCGAGACTTAAAAACAGACCCAATGCAAGAAGCAGTAAGGGCATTATTAGAAAAATCTAAAAAAGCACCTGTCACTGATAAAGATGACGATGGCGAAGGAATGGATCCTGTAGGTCATGGTGACAAAGATATCGATAACGATGGTGACCATGATTCAACTGACAAGTATCTTACCAAAAGACGCAAAGCAATAACAAAAAATGTCAAAGGTAAAGACGAAGTTGAAGAAGCAAATGAACCATCAAAAGCAAATGGTGGTATCGCTCATGATTGCGCAACCCATGTTGCTCATGAAGAGTTTGGTTTAGGTGAATGTGTATCTACAGAACATACTTTAGCAGAAGATGGTACAGTATCTCATTATGATGTTGTATTCGAAAGAGTAGGACTCAAAAGAGCAATGCCTATCGAAGAACTAAAGGTAACAAAATCTGAAGCACATATGCATGCATCTAAGCAATTATTTACTCCTGCTAAGAAGAAAGGAGTTGTAAAAGGTAAAATCGGTAAAGCAAACCCAGCATAAAGTTATGAAGCAATATTATCTTATTCCTCTTGCCAAGGATGAGACTCACCCTGATTGGGTAAAGGCAATGAAAGCAATTAAAATGCATGGGTTGGATAAACCTTTAAATGCAGATGAGTTTGCCGAAAGAAAGAAAGAGGCAGTGAAAATGCATGGACATGTGTTTCACAAAATTACTAATAAAGTAATACAAGCAACAGATGAAGAATTTTCTAAACTGGATGGAAGATTGAAAAACTTTAAAGAGAAATTACGAAGACTTGGATACATGAAGAATGTACAAGAAAACATCGTAATTACTAAACAAATTATGGAAGCAGCACTCGGCGACTTTGGTATGCAGAGTGATGCAGGAAATAAAAAAATTGCTAGAGCAATTGCTCAAGCAAAGAATCCAGTAGATCTTAAGAATAGACTATCCAAGATTTCGAGGATGGCAGGTGGTAAGTATGCCGAAGCAGGAGATGACGATGTCATAGATACTGCGATGGATGCCTTTAAGAATAAGAAGAATTCTAAAGGTGGTCAGCAGGATCAGGCAGATAGAAACATCTTTAATCAAATCAAAAAAGCAGCAGATGGTACGAGACCATACACTGTGACTACTGATGATTTGAAGAAGTTTCAATTTAAGGCAGATGATGCTAGAAAAGTTTATTCCATGCTAAATAAGGTTAAACCACAATTAAGATCAACATACATACAATTGCTGCAGAAAGATAAAAGATCTTTTCAAAATACTGTAAAGAAAATTCTTGCTGTAGCACAAAGATTAGGACGATAGATGAAAATTTTAAAATTATTAGGAAGTGCAACTGCTTTAGGATCTGCAGATAATGTAGATTCAGCATCACTTTGTTTCGTCGTAAATACTACTACTAGTGCTGTAGAGGTGACTCTTGCTACTAGTGGTGCTTCAACAATAGGGACTGCGTATATACCAGCATCTGGATCAATCTTTATAGAGAAAAATCCTACAGATACTCTGGTAGCATCCGCAAGTGTACATGCTACAAGTGTAGCATTTAGAGACTAGGAGAAAATCATGCCATTATGGGGTATAACAGACGGTGCTGAAGATAAACCAAAATATCTTACAACCGAAGAAAAAACAAGAACATATGCTGATGCGACTGGTTGGAAAATCGACAAGACTGTAGGTTCTAGAGTACAAACAGAATTACTAGTTGCTGTATCTGGTGGCAATAATCTTGCTACAGCGATAGCAGAGGCAACAATCACTTCTGTCTACTTTAAAGATGCATCTTATGACCAAGGTGATACAGGTACAGTCGTTGTTGTATGGAACGAAAGAGTTGATGTAACAAATGGTGCTACACTAAGTGTTACAGGTTCTGTTGATGGAGCAATTACTGCTACATCTACTGCTGTTACAGATAGCAACAAAGCAGAATTTACATTCACTGTTCCTGGAACAACACAAGATCTATCAATCGGTGCACAAACAATCAGTGGTACTATCGTAGACGATGGTACATCTACAGTATCTGACAAAGCATTCGTCACTGGAGACAGAATCGGTGCTACAGGTACAGGAACATATGCTGACATCAGTGTAGCATAATTAATTAGGTAGAACAGTATGAAAAAATTTAGACAGTTTATAAATGAGAGTGAAACACTCGGAGCATTTAATCAAGCATCTGCAGATATGTCACATGTATCTCCAGGAGCACATTACATTGAAGATGACCAAGTAGTCAACAGAGTTAACTCATGGTTGGGTTCAATGGCTGAAAGAGAATTTCTAAATGTAGAATCTGCTGTTCATCAACTATACCAAAAGTTGCAAACTATTGGTGTAGATTTCGATCTATTGGCAATCAATGAACAAGACCTTACCACTAGTGGTGAGGTCTCAATGCCAATCACTCAATTTGGTGGTACTTTTGGAAAGACTGGCGAAGAGGGTCCTGAAGAAATCACAGTTGATGATGGGCAAAGAGGTGCTGGAAGATCTCTCAAGATTGCTTGGGAAAGGCACGAACAAACTGGATCATATAAAGTATTTGGTTCATTAGTCTAAAACAGACTAAATATATTTTACATTATGGAATTGTTTGAGAAATTAAACAGCGATAACTTTACATTATTCGCTATCAAGTATTACGATAACCCACAGTGCGAAAGCATTGATGAGTTTTATGATGACTTGCGTAGATTTAGATATCTGAAAAGATTATTGTATCGTTATCACGAGCAAGGTGAATTAAAAGAACGATTGGTTCTTAATCACCTCATCGTACTGTTCAATGTATTCGGATTTGATGCTGGGCATCGAATGTTAGAATACAAAATACCTCTTAAGAAAACGAAGTATTGGGGAACAATTAAGACGATGTTGTTATTTTTAGGATATGTCAAAGAAGATTACAAAACAGACATTCCTGTTGACAACAACATGGCTGAAAAGTTAAGAAAGTTATAATGGCAAAAGTTATAGATACATTAATTGTTTTTAGAGTACTTCGACTTCTAACCATACCATTCAAAAAACAAAAAGCATTCGAACTCGGAATTATAGACGAGAAAGGCAATCGTATTAAAGAGCGAGAGATATTGTCAACCGAAGATCGTAATGCTTATACATTACTACACAGACTAGTATTCAATCTCAAAAAGATCATAGAGAAAGTTCCATTTGGTAAAACCAGATTGGCATCTTATGCTGTCGCACTCGCTTTGCTTAAAGAAGAAGCAAACCTCACAAGAGAGTCGATGGAAGATTTGTGCGAGAAAGTATATCATCACATCAAGGAAGAGGGATCCCTCACAGCAGAAGAGATAAATGAGGGCATCTATCTGGACGAACTTGTACTTGGTGGCAAATACTTTATTCGCAGAAGAATCGAACAAAACGATAAGTTCTATGATCACCGCACACAAGTAAGCATATTAGAACAGAAAGGAAAAGTATTTGGTGTATCTGTATATACAGCATTACACGAATATGGTGACATTCTCTATATTACAGGGGATGATGTTAAATGAATTGGTTAGAACTACAGACCATATTTCAAAAGATGAAAGAAGAAGCACCTGTGAACACAACAGGTGCATCTGTAGCAGGTACAGGTGACGATATAGCAACTTGGCGAAAAAAGAAGAAAAAGAAGCATTCTATAGATGATAAAGATTTTAAACTTTTTACCAGAACTCAGTTTACAGGTGAGGAGTTTGACAGTATAATTAAAGGTGAGTACAAACTTTTAGAGTTTGATCTTAAAAGGGGATACACAGTATTCCTTGAAAATAAACAAACAGGTGAGATTAAAGAGTTATGTCTAAAATCTTAATGGGTGCATTGGCAATGGTTTGCCTTTCATTCTTTTTATACTACAATTACACTTCTAGCAAGATTGATGCACTTATGGGTGATATAAGTAGGGCAGTTGCAAATGAAGCGAAATTTAGAGACGAAATCGCAGGTTTAAATGCGAATTTGGAACAAATTAAGGGCAATTTTGAGCAAATGCAGAAGGCAAATTCAGAGTTGACTCAAAAGGCAAGGGATGCTGATAAAGCAATCAAAGACCTCTCTAATAAGTATGCTGGGCACGATATGGATAGACTTACTTTAGGCAAACCTGGACTCATTGAAAAGATTATTAATAAAGGCACGAAAGACGTGTTCAAAGAAATAAGTGATTTGACTGATCCCGATAATTATGAAAAAGATAATACCAATAATACTCCTGACAACGATTAGTGGCTGCTCCATTCTGGGTGGTTATACTCCACAGATATCCCCTGTAGAAGTCAATCGAGTATCGATGCAGATACCTATGTATCACCCTCCTATGCCAGATGGTGTTACCATGCAGGATATCAAGTGGAAAGTTCTAACTCCTACGATTATGAAAGAGTATCTAGAACTAGTTGAGGAAGGCAAAGCACCTGAATTAGCATATTATGCTTTAAGTCCTGATGATTATAAGACTCTGAGTTATAACACTGCAGAGATGAGAGCATACATCATCAAAGTGATTTCAATTGTTGAATACTATAGAGATCTAGAAAAAGAAATCGAACAACTCAACGACTAAAACCACCTTTACAAGACCCCCAAAATACAGTACAATATATCTATGACATTATGGTTAGAGAAAAAGTATTTGCGTCTGGTAAGCACTAGATTTCAAAATGCTAAATGGAAGACAGAAGATTTATTTAACCATAGTTGCCCATATTGTGGCGATAGTGATAAGAATGATTACAAAGCAAGAGGTTATCACTTCTTGTACAAAAATAGTTATGTTTATAAATGTCATAACTGTGGATACTCTACAGGATTTAAAAACTTCTTAAAAGAACAAGACAAGATACTCTATAAAGAGTTTGTTAAAGAAGCATATGGTGGAAAGAGAGAACAGAAACTACCACCATCTCATGCCTTTAAACCAAAGTTCAAACCCAAACACCCTTTGTCAAAGATATGCCAAAAAGCGAAGGATGTGGATGAAGCAAGAATCTATTTAGAAAGTCGAAACATTCCTAAAGACAAGTGGGATGACATTTGGTTCATTAGAAATGCTCAAGAACTAAGTAGTATATGCGATAAGTATCGTGAGAGAATCTTAGGCAATGATGCGAGAATCATCTTGCCTTTCTACTCTCTTAATGGTACTCTTATAGGCATCACAGGTCGTGCTATAGGTGACAGTCGTCTCAGGTATCTAACTATGAAGTTTGATGATGACGAAGCACTTATCTATAATCAAAATAAGATTGATCGATCTAACACTATCTATGTGACAGAAGGACCAATAGATAGTTTATTCCTGCCTAACAGCATCGCTGTAGCAGGATCTGACTTTGGAAAACTAGATGAAGAACTTAAAGAACAAGCAATCATCATTTATGATAATGAGTCCAGATCCAAAGAAATTCTAAATAAACTTTCGCATGTCATCGATAATGGATGGCAGGTAGTCATATGGGATGACAAAAGAATCAGCGATTACAAAGACATTAATGAAATGGTTAATGCGATTGGTATAGATACAGTCATGGAGATTATAAATAACAATGTCTTTTCAGGACTATCAGCAAAATTAAAACTAAAGCAATATAAGAGGACATAATGGAAGGGATTTCAATTGTTAAAAGAGACGGAGCGAAAGAGGAACTTAATCTAGATAAGATACATAAAATGGTAACTGCTGCCTGTAAAGATATAACAGGTGTATCAGAATCTCAAGTAGAGATGAACAGTGGTCTTCAGTTTTATGACGGAATTACATCTACCGATATTCAAAACATTCTTATCAAATCAGCATCAGACTTGATCTCATTAGAGAATCCAAACTATCAGTATGTTGCTGCCAGACTACTCTTATTCCTTATAAGAAAACAAGTCTTTAATACAAAGTGGAAAGATCAAGATATCTATCCACCCATGAAAGAATTAGTGGAAAGAAACATCGAGAAAGGTGTTTACGATTCAACATTAGTAACTTACTTTGATGATGAAGAATGGAAAAAAATAGATTCATTCATTCGTCATGATAGAGACCTAGAATTTACATATGCTGGTTTGAGACAAGTGGTAGATAAGTATCTAGTACAAGACAGATCAGATAACACAGTTTTTGAGACACCTCAATTTATGTACATGGGTATTGCCTGTGTATTGTTTAAGAACTATCCTAAAGAAAAGAGGTTGTCATACATAAAGAGGTACTACGATGCAATTAGCACATTTAAAATCAATATTCCGACACCGATTATGGCAGGGGTACGAACTCCTCTTAGACAGTTTGCGTCATGTGTTCTTGTTGATTCTGACGATACTTTGGGTTCTATCTTTAGTAGTGATATGGCTGTTGGTCGTTATGTGGCTCAAAGGGCAGGAATTGGTATCAATGCTGGTCGGATCCGTGGGATCGGTTCGAAAATTCGAGGAGGAGAGGTTCAACATACAGGGGTTATCCCATTCCTTAAAAAGTTTGAAGCAACAGTTCGGTGCTGCACTCAGAATGGAGTTCGAGGTGGTTCAGCAACAGTGCATTTCCCTATATGGCATTCTGAAATCGAAGATATCCTCGTTCTTAAAAACAACAAAGGATCAGAAGACAACCGAGTCAGAAAACTCGACTACAGTATCCAACTCAGTAAACTCTTCTACGAAAGATTCTTAAGTGATGGTGAGATAACTCTATTCTCACCTCATGATGTTCCAGGATTGTACGATGCCTTTGGTACACCTGAGTTTGACGAGATGTATGAGAAGTATGAGAGAGCAACTTCAGTACCCAAAAAGAAAGTAAGTGCTAGAGAACTGATTACTGATTTGCTCAAAGAAAGAGCAGAAACAGGTCGTATCTATATTATGAATATCGATCACTCTAACAGTCATAGTTCTTTCTTAGATAAAGTCAATATGAGTAATCTATGTCAAGAGATCACTTTACCCACAGTTCCATTAGAACATATTGATGGAGAGGGTGAAATTGCTTTATGTATTCTCTCAGCAATTAATGTGGGTACACTTAAAGATGATCTTTCCGAATTACCTAATCTATGTGAATTGGCAGTACGAGGATTAGAAGAAGTTATAGATTACCAAAGATATCCTGTCGTTGCTGCTGAACGATCTACTAAGTCTAGAAGATCATTAGGAATAGGATACATTGGTCTTGCTCATTACTTAGCAAGACATAAAGTTAAGTATGATGATCCACAAGCATGGAAAATTGTTCACGATCTTACCGAATCATTCCAGTATCATTTACTTAAAGCATCTAATGAATTAGCAAAAGAAAAGGGTACATGCGAAGGATACGAAAGAACAAAATACAGTCAGGGATTACTTCCTATAGATCATTATAAGAAAGAAGTTGATGATCTTGTAGCACCCAAGTACAATTGTGATTGGAATGCTTTAAGAAAAGATATTAAAGAACACGGACTAAGACATTCTACACTTACAGCACAAATGCCTAGTGAGTCATCATCTGTAGTATCTAATGAGACAAATGGTATTGAACCACCAAGAGATTTCTTATCTGTTAAGAAGTCAAAGAAAGGACCATTGAAACAAATCGTTCCTGGATATAAAAAGTTAATGTCTTATTACACTTTGCTATGGGATATGCCTAACAATGATGGGTACATTAAAGTGGTGGCAGTAATGCAGAAGTTCTTTGATCAAGCAATTTCAGGTAATTGGTCATACAATCCTGAGAACTATGATAACAACGAAGTACCTATTTCTAGTATGGCAACTGACTTACTCAATACATATAAGTATGGATGGAAAACTTCATATTATCAAAACACTTATGATATGAAGACAGATGATAGTGTGGTTGAAGAAGTAGAGGTTATAAATACACCTGCTTCTGAAGACCCATTTGAACAGGAAGAATGTGATGCGTGCAATATCTAGAGTATTGAACAAAGAAGGAATAACACCTACTGCCGAAACCTTTAGACGCAATAGATTTGTAGTTCTTAGAAACTTTATTCCTCAGGGAATGATAGAATTCGCAAGGCACTGTTGGTTGAGAACTGAAAATTCCCAAGAATGGGGTAGTTCTAAGCAACAAGAACGATCAGTTGTAGATACACCTGATGGTGCTGGTAAACAAATAGAATATGTATCAGAGCATATGGCAAATGTTCCTTTTGGCGAAGCAATGTTGCTAATGTTGAAAGAACCTTTACAAGATGCATTAGAATTAGAACTAGTACCAACTTACAGTTTTGCTAGAACATACTTTAGAGATGCTAAATTATTTGGGCATACAGATAGACCAAGTTGTGAAGTGTCTATGACATTCCCCATAGAATATGAAACAGATGACAAGAAACCATGGTCAATATGGGTATTAGCAGATCAAAATTATGTGGGTGTTGATTACCAAGAAGCATGGGATACAGTACAAGGTAAAAACTTTGAAGAAAGATTTAAGATGGGTGCTGCGAGAGTCTATCTTGAACCTGGAGATGTATTAGCATATCAAGGATGTAATGCTATACACTGGAGAGATAAACTTGTCGGCAAATATTCTAGACATATTTTTACTCACTATGTTGATAAGAATGGTCCTCTATTTAATGGTTGCAATGAATTAGCATTTGATGGTAGACGAAGTATCTATGATGATCATGACCATTCTACGATAGCAGAACAAAGAAAAAACAAATATGGAGCAGAACTGAATAAAAGAGGTGAGGTTGCTATGCGTGCATGTGCAAACATAACAGATCCTCATACTAACGAAGCAATATTACATGACGATATTTAACAGAAAAAAAGTCAACTTCCTAAAAGAACCGATGTTCTTTGGCGAAGCACTTAATACTCAGAGGTTCGATGAATTCAAATATCCAATCTTTGATAAACTCACGCAAACACAATTAGGATACTTTTGGAGACCAGAAGAAGTATCATTACAAAAAGATAGAAATGATTATCAGCAACTGAATGATGCTCAAAAGCACATCTTCACTTCTAATCTTAAATACCAAACATTGTTAGACAGTGTACAAGGTAGAGGTCCAGCAATAGCATTGTTGCCTTACACTACACTGCCTGAATTAGAAGCATGTATTATTGCTTGGGACTTTATGGAAACTATACATTCTAGATCGTATACATATATGATAAAGAATCTATATCCTAATCCTAGTGATGTATTTGATACCATACTAGAAGAGGAAGCAATACTCAAACGAGCAAAAAGTGTAACAAAAGCATACGATGATTTTATAGACACAGCAAAAAGATTTGATATTGGACATAAGATAGATAAAGAAGAGTTGTACACCAAGTTATATCTAACACTCATAAGTATAAACATTTTAGAAGGAATTAGATTTTTTGTTTCTTTTGCCTGTACTTTTGGATTTGGGGAACTGCGACTCATGGAAGGATCAGCGAAGATTATATCATTGATCGCCAGAGATGAATCTCAACATCTGGCAGTATCACAGCATATCATTAAGAACTACATGAAGTCTGAGAATGACAAACTTATGTTAAAAGTTATTAAAGATCAACAAGATACTGTATACAAAATGTATGAGGAAGCAGTAGATCAGGAAAAAGAATGGGCAGAATTTTTGTTCCAAAAGGGAAGTATGATAGGACTGAGTGCTTCCCTTCTTGGATCATATGTAGAGTTTATTGCTAACAAGCGATTAAGAGCATTGGGTATGGATGCTATATACAACATACCACAAAACAACAATCCATTACCATGGACACAACATTGGTTATCTAGTAGAGGATTACAAAATGCTCCACAGGAAACTGAGATAGAGTCTTATGTAATGGGTGGTATTAAACAAGATGTAACAAATGAAACTTTTAAAGGATTTAAATTATGAGCAGAGAATATGACAAGGTAGTAAACATTCAAGAAGGACCAATGACTAGTGTGGCATTCCCTAATGGTATTGAAGATACAAAAGATGTTTTACGCAGAGAGATTATTACCACAAGAGTGGTTGATGGTTATCTAACTGAAGAAAAAGTTGTAAGAGACTATACTGCATTTGGTGACTACAATGATGTGACAACGATTAGAAGAATAGTAGAGGTCAAAAATGCCTAAGAAAAAACAAGCAGAAGTTGTGATCTATAGTAAAGACAACTGCCCTTATTGTGTAAGAGCAGAAGATGCTGCAAGATCACAAGGATTTACCATAGAAGTTAAGAAACTGGACGAGGACTTTACCAGAGAGCAACTCTTTGAAGAGTTTCCAGAAGCAAGAACATTCCCACAAATTATTTTCAAAGGTGAAAAGATAGGTGGTTATGATGCTTTAATCGGTCAAATCAATAAAACGCAAAGAACTTAATGGTATCATTAACAGACACATATTCGCGATATCTTATACATTGTGATGAATGTGATGCTGATTGTTCTATTGAACACAATCTTAGATTACCTTATCAATTACATTTTTGCCCATTCTGTGGCAGCCAACTAGATCTGGAGGACGGAGTCGACGAGAACGAAAGTTATTACGACGAGTAGATGAATATTGTTGGCATAGACTATGCCATGGGTTGTCCAGCAATCTGTGGTTATACAGGTGGTGAGTTTAATTTTGAAAACTGCACCTTCCATTATCTTATAGATAAAAAAAACCCACCATTCGCGAATAACATTATTGGGGATACAAAACCTGATTATGTCTCACAAGAGGAGCGATTCGATTGGATATCAACATGGGCACTATCTCAAGTGCTTTGTTATAATCCTGATCTAGTTGTGCTAGAGGACTACAGTTTCGGAAGTAAAGGACGAGTGTTTCACATTGCTGAAAACACTGGACTGCTAAAACACAAACTGTTTAAGACGAATATTCCCTTTATAGTAGTAGCACCTACAAAGATAAAGAAATTTGCTACTAACAAAGGGAATGCAAACAAAGATCTAATGTATGAAAAGTTTACAGAACTAGAAGGCATAGATCTCAAAAAACTATTAGATACAGAAGTAGAACATCCTATTTCTGATATCGTTGACTCATTTTACTTAGCAAAATATGGATATAGCGAACTTATTAGACAAAGCGAACTGTCTATGCGTGATGAAAACAATCTCGCCAAGTGACGAAGAAGTAGATACTCTCATATCAGAAGGAACTTCATCATTGACAGATTTCTATGATGCTTATGCAGGTAGAAGTGTGCCTGAGTTAAAATTCCAACCTGATGCTTATTATTCTACAAATTACTTTCTTACAGCATCAGATAACTTTCCCATTGAACCTCCTTTCATGGTGAAGGCAAACATCGATGCTTTTCCTATGCTTCATTCAAATGATGTATCTTCCTTTCTTAAGAAATACTTTAATCTAGATACCGATTTTGCTTGGTCTGAATATGGTTGGAGAAATCAAGTTCAATGGCATTCCGATTATCATCCTAATGGTATAGATGAATTCACTGATCCATTAATCTTACCATTAAGTTCAGATTGGACTTTTCAAGTTAAAAGCAAATCTGGCAAAATACATTCACTCAAAGTTGAGAAATACAAACCCTTTATATTCGATGGTTCTCTGCAGCATACAGTACCATTAGACAAACAAAATCCAGCCAAGTTCATATCCCTCAGATTCTTTGGTAATTTTAGATCAATCGTAGAACACTACAAAAATAATTTGTAAAAAGACTTTACGACACCCCTCGTTTTTTAGTATGATTATAATACTAGGAAAAAACATTAAAGGAGTGAATATGTCAAACTTAGCAAATGAAACAACCCTCGAAAGAATCTTCGACGAGGTCTCAGAAATGAACACTGGAAACATTCTAAGAGAATTAGATGGTGGTGTTAGCAGACCTGGATTGTGTGAATCTTTCGATATGAGAGTAGCAATGACTGATAGAAATAAAGTTATTGATCTACTCGTTAACAAAAGATTTGAAGAATTACCTGATGGTCCCTTTTAATAAAAAAGGGTTTACCACACTGGTACTTTTTTAGTATGATTAACTTGATGATTGATAAACTGATAACGGAAATTGCTAGTCTGCTATGGGATCGGGATCAATCAAGAATCAAAAGTGAGGTTTCTGGCGTCTTCGGACTAGGGCAAAATGCCACTGTTAACCTCACACCCTTTTTTAATTTATTATGTAGGAGTGAAAATGAAAGAAATTGAAATAACAAAATTAAACCAAGACTACTTTGATAAGACTATCAAAAAGTTGAGAGCGATTGATAGTGAGATCAATAAAACCAATAAGATGCTACAAATTGCCTTTGGCATTTACTTGTTTGCATCAGGTTTCTTACTAGCAGTCATTATGTTTGACTTAGGTATCATGGTCTTATGATTAAAGTTATCTACTTAGATATGGATGGAGTACTCGCTGACTTCAAATCTGGAGTCGAGAACATGCTTTCAGTAGTAATAGAAAATGACCATCAAGGTCATTTGGCATATGATGCTCAAAAAGAAAAACTGACTTCTCATAGATTATTCAGACATTTGGATGTTTATCCAGATATGTTTGAATTGGTGCAGTTCTGCAGATCACTTAAAGATAGTCATGGTATCCGAACTGAGATATTAACAGCAACAGGTTCTATCAATAGAGAGATCGTGGTTAAAGACAAAAGAGAATGGATTGACGAATGGGTTGATCCGAACATGATTGTTAACTGCGTAGAAAAGGGTGGATCTAAAAGAGGATTTGCTCAACCTGGATATCTGTTAGTTGATGACAGGAAATCAAACATCAAATCATTTACCGATGTCGGTGGGTTAGGAATCTTACATATCTCGGGAGATTCTAAATCCACCATTGATCAAATCAAGTCTATGCTTGATCCTGATTATGATCCTAATCAAAAGGAACTTTTTTGAATACACGTGAAAGGTCAGTTGCCAGAGAAACATCATGGATTGTTTTTTCTGGCACTGTTATTAATTATCCTTTGCAACTTTTGTGCTTATGGGTTATTATTGACCATTGGGACATAACAAGTGCTTTCTGGATAGGCACATACACTACATTAATGATGACTGTATTCGCATGGTTGCGAGTATATGCTGTGAGAGATTATCATGACCGAAAAGAGAAACGAAAACGAATGTCTTGATTGCGGATATAAATATACTAGTCCTTTGAATAATGACACATGTATAGAGTGTCAACAAACAGGGGATGAGGAAAGATAGGCCGACAAAGAATATCAAGTTGCCTAGATACGCAGTTTTTGCTAAACCAAGAACATCATCAGTAGTTCTACAAGAACTGCTTAAATCAGTTTGGGAATCTAAGTATAGAAAACTAGATATAGATGAGATGATGTGGTGTAATGGCAGAGGTGTGTCATTATACAGAACAGGCATAGGCACATTCTTTGAAGATTGCCCTGAAGATTTCCCACCTTTTAAAATTGAAGCATGTAATGTGCTTTCCGAGCATATGCCTTTCCTAGAAACATTTGTTCACAATAACAATTACATACCAATCTTTATAGATAGAGATAAACTCGAGTTGTTAACAAGTTTTTACATATCCAGTCTCACATACTTCCATGATTATGGTATTAATAAGCAAAGAAACTTTGCCACTCCTCCTGTTACAGGATCAAGGAAAGAAGAATTCTTTTCTTGGAGTATAGATGAAAGACTAGAAAGACTAAAAGAAATTGTAAA